GGGAAATCTTGGGCATCGAGTTCGGAGGCCGGGTTCCCAAAGACCCGGTGAGCGACACCAATCCCAAACCTGCCGATCAGGAATACGATCGCATGGTCACTTTCCTGTGGTTCTTTTTCCGGTTGCTGGTGCTCAACGGCCAGATCCGCGGTCTGGACAACGATACTGCCATCGAGTTCTGCAGGCGTTGGTGGTCGATGCGCGGGCCAATGATCGCGCTGGAAACCAAGGTGAAGATGAAGGATCGCACCCGCAAAAGCCCCGACCTTGCCGACAACGCGGTTGTGATGTCGCGCCTGTGCAACGTGCGCCTTGGTCTCTCGCCAAAGGAAAGCGGCACCTACGATCCCCGCAGCCGGATGGATAGCCCTTGGAAACGCTTCCTGCAAAAACGTCAACTGACCACAGCCTATGGCGAAGCTCGCTCTTATTAACGCCCTGCGCGGGCCTTGTCCTCCTGAGGGATTTCGCTACCGAGATCCCGAAGATGGATTCATTTCGCACGCGTGGGATTACGTGACTTGGGTGGAGCAGATGGACAAACACCTGCGCATCAATAACCGGGAAGTTCCTCCCAACCTCGGTGAAATCATGCAGGAACAGTTGTGCCTCACCCTTCCTCCGGGCTGGTGTAATTACGACGACGCCAACCGGGAGCGTGCATCCATTGTCACCTTGGACTGGAAAGATGTTACTGACGCTGCCATCCGCTTTGCTGGCTGGGTAAAGGACGGGATGCAACTGGTTGACCAGAAGGAAGCCGAGCGTCGTGCGCTCATTTGCAGCCGATGTTACCTCAATGTGAACATTTCCGGATGCAGCGCGTGTCAGGCAGTGGTGGAATCGCTCTCTGCCGGGCTGACGACGCATCACGATCACTACCTAAAATCCTGTGCAGCCTGCAAATGCAACCTGAAGGCAAAGGTGCATTTCCCGTATGAAACACTTGACAAAGAAAACCCTAAGGTTCAATCACTGTATCCAGATCATTGCTGGATGAAGCACGGCGGCATTAACAGAGGAGATCAGGTTGTCGGTCAAAATTCATAACGTCTTTCGCATCGACATAGGGTTTAACCCGGAGCGCGGCTACGCTGCAGCCATCCTCGACATCGACAACAAGCGAGTGAAAGGCATCAAGGGCAATTCATGGGAGCAACTCGCATCCAGACTTCGCCATGTGATCATCGAGGAAGGCGGCAAGAAAAGGAATTTCCCACTGGAAAGCGAACCTTCCAGAATCCTAACTCCAGACCAGTTCTAGCTCTATGGCGTATGTTGATGTCTCCTCCACTCACTTAGCCTCACTCGACCCGGAAACCGGAGAGCGTCCGGATTCACGGATCGGAAACGCTTCTAACGCTCGCTCCCTCGTTCAACGCCTCAAATACGAGGATGAAACCCGGATGTTTCGTTACACCGAGATCCAAGGGTTGATGGACGGTAACCCTCCATGGTCGAGTCAAAAGCTGCGGGATCTGGGCCAAGGACACCGCGCCAACTTCAATCTGCGCGAGAGCGAAGGCATCGTGGAAGCGGCTAAGACGCCGTATTACGACCTGATTTTTGAAGTGCCGCGTTACGCCAACATTTTCTTTGCGGTGGACGGAGTCGATCCGCACATCATTGAGCAGTGGAACTCGATCTTTAACGAGGAATACACCGACCTCCTAAACGGCTGGGACGGGTTTGATCAACAGATCCAGCTTCACCAGTGGCAGATGTGCGTCAACGGTGTTGGCCCGCTGTTCTGGCCGCACTTCATCGGCTGGCAATCGGAAGCTACCAAGGCACGCAAAGTCCTTGTGCCGATGGAGACCAAGGCCGACGTCCAGCAACTGGAGCTTTGTGCCATCCTGCATTCCTATCGTGCTGACGAACTGGAACTCTTTATCCGCAATGGTGCCACGGACGATCCGGAGGGAGACGGATGGAACCGGAGGATGTGCGAGAAAGCCATCATCGACAGTGCGCTCCGGGACACCCGGCAGGAATGGGGCATGGAAAACTTCGATCTTTACCAGCGTGCCATCCGTTCAGGCGACCTCTTTTACGGAATGCACCGCTCCGATCGCGTGTATGTCGCCTCGATATTCGTTAGGGAATTTGGCGGCAAGGTGAGCCACTACATCATCACCGATCAATCCATGGGTAACGAGAGCGAGCCGGAGGGCTACGATCCAGCCAAGGAAACAGGTTACCTGTTCAAACGCCGCAGGAAATTTAATTCCTTTTCGGAAGTGATTTGCCCGTTCTTTTTCGATTGTGGTCCGGACGGAACGTGGCACACGGTCAAGGGGCTGGGCAGTAAGATCTACGATTTCTGCGACATCTCCAACCGCACCTTCTGCCAGATGCTGGACGGTTCAGTGATCGGCAGCGGCGTGGCACTGGAGACCATGGACGGCAACGCCATCGAGGAAACTCAGGTGGCACTGGTCGGTGGCGCAGCGGTGTTTTCTCCCGGTTACAAGGTTGTCCAGACCCGCATCGCAGAAAGTTTGCAGGGTGCCATGTCGATGAGGCGTGAACTGCAAAGCGTCCTTCGATCTAACACCGGAACTTACCAGCAGCGTGATGACGAACGACCGCAGCCCACCTACGGTCAGGAGCAGATGGAGGCACGACGGGACACGCTACTCACCAAGGGTGCCACCAACCGTTACTACATCACCAGCGACAAGTGGCACCGGGAAACCGTGCGCCGGATTCTTGATCCCGCGCAGTCTAACGAGATCCCCGGTGGTCGAGAGGCCAAGGAAATGAAACGCCGCTGCGTCATGCGCGGGATTCCGGAGGAGATCCTTGCCTTTGACAACATCCGGAAAGTCACCGCGGAGCGTTCGTTAGGCTACGGTTCTCCGCAACTGCGGGACATGGCAACACGGGAACTGGTGAGCCTCGTCCCTTACATGAACGAAGTGGGGCGCAACCATGCGTTGCGTGCCCGCGCAGCTTCCCTTCCCGGAGTGGGGATGCACTCGGTGGATTCCTACTTTCCTCCGATTGAGAAGGCTGGCGTTCCCAACGCCCACGCTTCCATGGCGACCTTGGAAAACAACGCGCTGCGTCAACCGGGCGGCAAAGTGTTGGTGGAACCGATGCAGAATCATTCGATCCATTTCGACACCCACATGAAGGACGTTCAGGATCATATCAAAACGCCTAACGCCAATCCGCTGGAGCTACTCCAGCACATGGAGAACGCTGGACCGCACATGACCCAGCACCTGAACCTGCTCAAAGGCGATCCCACCCGCAAAGGCGAGGTGAAACAGAAACAGAAGCAGTTGGATGATGTATCGAAGCTCTCCGACAAACTGGGCCAGAACCTGCAAGAACACCTGAAGTCCGTTCCCAATCAGCCTAACGGAAATGGTGCTCCACCTGATCCGAAGCTGGTCAAGGTCAAGGGAGACTTGGCACTGAAGAAAGACAAGCAGGACGGCGAATTCAAACTGAAAGAGCGCAAGCAGGCGCACAACGAGGCACTCACCGACCAGAAAACAGCAGCAACTATCAGGCGGGAGAACCTGAAAGCTGCCGTGGCTGCGCGGAGACCGAAGCCTCCAGCACAGCCTAACTAGATGACGATTGATCAATTTAGAAAGCACCAATACCTTCCCGGCCAATGGGCAAGGGAACTGCGCACCAACGGACTCCTGCAGTTAGTCCTTGAAGTATTGGAGGAAGCCCATCCCAGCCGTTTCCCGGTTCACACTGACCTGCAGGACGACATCAGCCCTACCAAGGCGGCATTACAGCTTGGTGAGACCCGTGGTTACAGTAAGGTTTTGAACACACTTCGGAAACTAGCAGAACCCGTTGTCGCCATGACAACACCAGAAACAACATACGAACCACGACCACAAACACAACCACAGCACCCATGAGTAGAAAAATAACAGATCACAAAGTCAACGGTCTCAATGAGGCCATCGAAATCACTGTCCTTGACGAACCCGGTCAGGGTAACGCCTGCCATAAATATGAAATTGATCTGGTTGGCGGAGCACCTGAAAGCGGCGGGGG